AGTCATGGCGTGGCTGATCTCTAAATATCTTCTTTCTTTCATCCCACTCCTGCCTATATTGCCTTAACATCTCAAGACCCTCAGCACATTTATCCCTATCAAAGTAACATTTAGGTATCATCATCCTCGCAGCATTGATACCATCAGCAACTTTCATCTTCGGTATAACCCTAAAACGTATACCCAAACTAAACGCAGTCTCTAATCTCGATTTCCCACTACCCAGTTCTCGAACCTCAATATCATGTGGAGCAAGATGATCTCCCCAGTGATAATCTTTTTTTCGCAATACTTCAGCGTAATGGTCCAAGCCAACGCCACTATTCTCATAATAGTCAATAACATTAACAGCACCCCCTCTATATACCTGTGCAAACCAAATAGCCGTACTATCATTAATTCCTAAATCCCAAGCCGTATGTACTGGCAACGCAGGATCGTATGGCACTCTCGTAATCTTTCCATTGTCATCTAAGTCAGCAAGCAACTTACCATAATACGCACCAATAATCGCAGCCGTAAACGAACACTCATACTCTTGCTCATACTGCTCTGGTGTCATTTGCAACTGTGCAGCTTCCAGCTCCGTATCTTTCACGAGCTTAGTCTCACTAGCTTTAGCAATCTTCCAGTACCACTGGTCAGACCCTTCCTCATCTTGCTCTCGTGCCTGTTGCAATATATCAAAAAAATGATTATGACCTGCTGGTGTACCTAAAAAGATTGCACTACCCTCTCTATCGGATAGGGCTGGTCTTACAACCTCCCCCCATACTCTAGGATTCTGCATCCCATACTCATCAAACACACACAAATCTAAGTATATACCTCTCAACGCATCAGGATTCTCACCTGATAATAACATTATCCTACCATTATTAGGAAAGTCAGCCCTTAACTCAGTCTCGTTAAACGTAACACCTGGTATAACTCCAGCATAATACTTTACATAATCCCAACTAATCCTCTTAGCTTGCGTAAACGTAGGAGCCACCAAAGCAACTCTTGGTCTTGGCAAAGGACAAGTCAAAACGTGCTTTATCATATGATTGACAGCAAACACAGTCTTACCAAATCGTCTGTGCATCACAAGCACATTCCATCTTTTCAACTTATTGTGCATCTCAGCCTGTAAGTCTCTAGGCTTATAGGGTATCTTAACTTGCATCCTCTGTACCAGTCTCCCAAACTATCTTCAATGAACCATCACTAATCTCAACGCCTGTTCTATTCTTAGCTTCACCAAACCTGTCTGGCAATACCTTCTGCACCTTCCATCTCACATGATGTCCATAGTCTCTCAATAAATTAGGATCATAGTTCTTTCGCCCATGCAACGCATCACCATACATATCCTCTAGCTCCTCAAGTGCTTTCTCAGCAGCCTGTCTCTGTGCAGTCTTTACATTGCTGTCTAAATCAGCATCCTTGCTCATATAGCGATATAACGTAGCACGACTAACCTTCGCATCTGCACAAGCCTTTACCAAGCTGTGTCCGTCTGTAATGGATGATATGATGTGCTCTTGTTTTGCTTTGCTTATCATGTGTGTGTAGAACTACCTATTAATTGATATATAATGTGGCACGCCTGTGTGGGTGTGATACCTTATTATTTATCCCCCCTACGCCTTGCCAATCTGCATACATTATTATTATTATTTTTTCTGCTGGGTTAATCATGTTTTTTATTTGCCGTGCAAGACTGTATCAACTCAATGTTTATTCGAGGGAAGATGCTACCCTCTTTTATATGCAATCAATAAACCATTTCTTTATCTGCATCAATAATATTTTTTACATACCTGGAATAAATCGCTGCTATCGATTCGCTGTAATCATTGCTGAGCCTTGTTCGTATCGCTGCTAAAAATTATTTACACTCATGTATTGACATACAGAACATTGTTCTATAACGTGTTATTAAATCAACTTAACAAAGGAAAAAACAATGAAAGTATCAAACATGACAAGCAACAACGGAAATAAAATAGCAAATCAATTCACAATAGAAGATGATTTTAATACTGTTTATTTTCAATCTTATAATTCAATGATAGCTAAAAAGACATGGAACAAAGACGGAGAAAAGAAAGTTTATCTTGACTCTACATATTGGAACTATTCTGTAACTACAAGCAAATATAGAAACATCTTCTTGAATGAGACAACAAAAGAAACACAGAAGAAGATAGATCAAGGCGTTTATATTCTTACTAATCTTAATTAGCCTTGTTACCCTTGTTAGTCTGGCTTGTCCAGACTAACGAGAGCTACAAGCTCAAAACCTAGCAACAGAAAGGCTATAACATGACAAACTTAAAACAAATGACTGACGAACAAATAATGACTTTATATTATGATTTAGTCAGCAAAGGCAACCTGGAAATGTCTAATAACAACATAAACAAAGCTCAAGTACACTTTGCTGAGCTTTTAAAGGTCAATGACGAGGTTAAAGCAAGAAACCTTACTGTTGAGGAGTGGGTATAATGATTAGAATTTCAAAATCACAAAGAACTAAAATGGTTATGAGTATTGATGATCTTTATGGAAGAGTTAACGAAATTTTCGAACTTTATGATGAGGGAGAAATGAATGAGATCAAAGCACATAAACTTTTTAGAGAATGTTGTGATAAATTTTTAAGTCAAGGTAATGAAATATTAGGAGGAAAGAATGAAAGAGCTTTTAAAACTAATCGCAATTAGCTTTGTAGAACTATTATTTTTATTTGTAATATTTGGTTATGCAATATTTTTATTAATAGTATTTGGAGGTTAAGCAAATGGAAATGGTAAACAATCAATATGAAATAGGTGTAGAAATAGACAAATATATTTTTAATAGATTTGTAAAAAACAAAGTCAGAGAAGAATTTAAAAACTTTGGAAAATACAAGTCTAGTTTTCCCTTAACAAAATGTTATTTCATATTGAGAAATGAAGATGAAGACACAGAAAGGCACAACAAGATATATATGTGGAGTGTAAGATAATAACAGAGCCGTATGGCTCTTAAAACGGCAATAATGCCATAACTAGCAAAGAGAAAGACAATAACATGACAAATAATAGATACCAAGAATTATATCCTAGAATAAAAATCTCTATTGATGAGCTAATTAATTCAATAGCTAGTCACAAATCAATTAAGGAAGATTTTTTTATTAATAAAATTGATAACCTTAAAAGAGAAATAAGAACCTATAAATATAAAACAGGTCAAATAAAATACTAAAATAAAAAGGCGTTGCATACATGACAGATGCAACGCCCTAACCTAGCAAAGGTAAGGAGAAATTATCATGCAAATGACGAAAGAGCAATTCAAAACTATTAGAACTGAGCTGCAATATACACAAAAAGAGTTTGCAACTTTACTTGGAATAACAATAAGAATGATAAGTTATTACGAGTCAGGACAAAGACCAATAAGCAAAACAGTTTCTATTTTAACGAATAGAATATATCAAGACGAAAAATAGGAGAGAAATAGTGGAAGAGATACCTTTTAAAAAAGAAATAAACATTAATGATTGTGTAGTTGTATCAAGAGGATATGAAATTGTTGGTACATTTAAATACATGGATAATGAACTGTATTTTTTAGATTGGTTTACTAAAGAATGGGAAGAGTATGATTATAGCTTTAACATTTTAACTAAAAAAGAAATGAAAGAAGTTAAAGAAAAATTAAAGTAGAGAGTCTATCTCTATCTATGCACTGCTATAGCAGTGCATAGATATGTTAATAGTTATACTATATTACAAACTCTAATATTTTTTTTAATTTTTATAGTTTACATTCATCAAAGCTAAGATACATAAACTATGTTTTGATCGTTGCCATACGGCTTTGCTAGGAACAGCAAGGCTGATTATACAAACGAGAAAAAACCTGTCAAGAAAATAATTTATCCTGGATATTCTTGCTTACATAACCATGCACAAAACGAGTTACATCTCTCATTCGTCTTTCACTATCTGATAGCTCTGTATAGTACACCCAATAAGCCTCTAAAGTCATTCTTGCCATAGGTTCATTACATTGAGGTAGCACATTCATAGCTAACAAAACATCTATATATTTTTCTTTTGTTTTGGATAGACGAGCTTGCTTTTTAAATATTTTAAAATCATTTTTTGCCATTATCCTGTACACTCTCCACCATCAGCTTGACAGAAATAACCTTGTTGCTCAAACACCCAATCTTGTTGATTGAATACAAAGTC